TGTTGTGGGGGCAGCAGGAAACGGCGGCAACGGTGGGCTTTATTGGGGCGGAAACTCTGGTGGTAGTCCCGGCCAATACCCCGGAAGTTCTGGCGGTGCGGGTGGAGTAACTTCATTTGGAACTGTTACTTCATCAGGAACCAATGGAACCTTTACCCAAGCGGGAACTGCGGCAAATGGCGTGTCAGGTGGAGCGGCTGGGTCAACTCCGGGATTTTCTGGAAGCGGAACCAACAATGGCGGACTTGGCGGAGCGGGTGGCGCTGGGTATGTTATTATAAATTATTGAGGCAATCATGGCGACATATTCTTTGATCAAGGACGGAACTGTAATCAACATCATAATTTCTGATGCTGACTTCGTTTCTTCTTACGCGCAAGAAAATGGTTTCACCTATGTGAACCATGATGAATTTCCATTGGCTTCAATTGGGGCAACAACTACGGATAATGTTACATTTCATCCAATTGTTAATTTTACTGCTCCTCTTGCTCCTGAATTGGGGCCAGCAGAATGAGATACGAGCCAACGCCAATTATTGAAAAGGAACCTGCCCACCAGATGAACGTCAATGGCGTTCTTGTGCAGTCTTTCTATGTCAATAATGGCGAGGGCGTTAATAATCACGAGCATGATTATAGCCATGTAACCTTATGCCATTCTGGTAAAATTCGTATTACAAATTCATACGTTCAAGTGGATATGGATTCAAATACGCCAGCCATATTGATAAAGGGCGACGAATGGCACCAAATAGAAGCTTTGGAAAATAATACAATTTTTATAAGTGTTTTTTCCTTAATTGATCCTTCAGCAGAGCAAGTTACGCAATGACCAATACAGACAGCAATAACCTTGTTATAGACGGAGCAGTTGCTGCGGGGGCGTTAACCCTTCCTTGGTGGGCGCAATTGCTTGGCGAATGGGTGGCCTTAGCTGTCACACTTTTGACCTTTCTTCTTATTATATTTAGGCTTATTCTGGCCTACCGTGAATTGAAAAGGGGCTAATTATGTCCACTACTACCAATCTTGCCCTTAACGAACCAGCGTATAACAGCACGTCTCCTACGTGGGATCAGCCGCTCAACTACAATTCCACAATCCTTGATCAGATGTTTGGGAATACTACTTCTGTATCGGTCAATACGGGTGGATCAACAACTTACACCAACATTTCCGCCCCAAGCCCTACAGCGGCAGGGTCAACGTCCCAAGCTATGCGGTTTAACCTTACAGGCGCATTGGCTGCGAATCAAAACGTGCTTTTGCCTCAAGGCGTAGCTGGTATGTGGGTTTTTACTAACTCCACGACAGGCGCGTATACAGTAACGATAGGCTCTAATAACGGCAGTAATGCCGCTGCGGGAACGACAGTTGTTGCCCCTCAAGGATATAGCAGTATTTTTTATAGCGATGGAACAAACATAAAAGTTGCTAACGACGGCCTTTTAGCAGGTGGCGTTGTTACATCATTTAGTGCGGGAACAACTGGGTTAACACCATCAACGGCTACCACAAATGCTGTTACGTTGGCTGGCACACTTAATGTGGCTAATGGCGGAACAGGCTCTTCTAGCCTTGCAGCTAATAGTGTTTTGCTAGGTAATGGCACTAGCGCCTTGCAAACTATTTCTCCGGGAACAACAGGCAATGTATTAACTAGCAATGGGACATCATGGACTTCTCAAGCGCCATTTTTAGGTCTTGGAAATTCCTCCCAAAGTTATCAAAGTGTTAGCCGTTCTTCTGGAACAACATATACAAATTCTACTAATGCTCCTATTTTGGTATGGGTTTATAATACCCTTTCATCAGGCGGTTTTTCTGGCAATATGTATGTTAATAGCAATTTAGCTGCCTCATGGAGTAACGGTGGTGGAGGCTATTTGTCTGTTTATGCAATTGTCCCACCGGGCCAAAATTATGTTATTAACGTAGGTGGCGGCCAAACTTATTACGTTTCTGAGTTGCGCTGATGCAGTTCACATGGACGTTCCCTCAATTTATTGTAAACCCCTATTATGATGGCTTGACCAATGTGGTTACTGCCATCAATTGGGTTTGCACGGGAACAAATGGAACTATTACATCTTCCACATCTGGAACGGCTAATTTAGGTTCGCCAAACCCCGCAGAATTTGTGCCATATGCAAATATAACACAAGAAATGGCCTATGCATGGGTATCCCAATGCATTAGTATGCCCGGCGTTGAAGCGCAAATTGCTTCACAAATTAACCTACTAGGTGAAACAACGTCACAAACCCAACAACCACCATTCTAAGAGGATTCAATGGATAACCTTGAACTTAACCTTAAACTTACCGTTGCTCACGTTAACACTATGCTTAAGCATCTTGGTGCTGGCGTCTATACTGAAGTTGCTGATCTTATTAATCTCCTACATGGTCAGGCAAAACCTCAAATTGATTTGGCTGTTTCTGCTCCCATCGCGCCAGAAACTGCACCAGAAACACCTGCTGCTGAATAAGATGGACTAGGCATGGATCCGTTTACCCTCATCGCTGGCGCGACTGCAATCTACAATAGCATTAAGTCCGCCGTCGATGCAGGGCAGGACGTGATGGAAACTGCAGAAAAAGTGGGCAATCTTTTCAGTAAGGTTGCCCAAATTGTTACTATTGCGTCGACACCACGCAAAAAGAAAATGTTCCAAAGCCAAGCTGAGTTTGAGGCTGAAGCGGTTAAGATTTATGCCGCTAAAGCCAAGGCCCAGCAAATGCAGTTAGACGTTAAAAACATGTTTGTGGGACAATATGGCCTCGCCGCATGGGAAGGTATTCAACGGTCNGTCATTGAGATGCGGAAGGAAGCTGCCCGTCAAGCTGCGGCTGCCNTGAAGGAACAGGAAGAAAACCGCAAGGATTTGATTATGGTTAGCAGTATTGTNGGTTTTCTGGTATTAGGCATTGGTGCAATTGGCTTATATCTTATGTTAACGGTGAAATAACATGGACATTCTTAAAACTTTTGGACCATTGATTGGTTCAGTTGCCCCAACCATTGCGATGGCCCTTGGCGGACCAGTGGCTGGTCTTGCTGTAAAAGCATTGTCGGGTGCTTTGTTTGGTCATGAGGACGGAACGGAAGAAGACATTCAGGCGGCTTTGGCTAACCCAACGGGTGACCAGTTGGCTCAACTTAAAAAGATTGATGCTGACTTTAAAACTCAGATGAAGTCTTTGGACATTGATTTGGAGCGGATTGCGGCAGATGACCGTAATTCAGCCCGTCAAATGGCTATTCAGACCCATGATTGGACGCCTCGCATTCTTGCCATTGTGGTTATTTGCGCGTGGGTATTTATCCAATGGCATTTGCTAAACAGCACCATTCCTGACGTCATGCGCGAATTAATTGCGCGGGTTCTTGGAACTTTGGATGCCGCCTTGACGTTGGTTCTCTCTTATTACTTTGGTTCTTCACACCAACACTCACCCGCGCCTAAGGAATAAATCGTGCAAGGTAACTTTGAGCAGTGTTTAGCCCTCGTTCTTAAATCAGAAGGCGGGTACACGGATAACCCAAAAGACCCCGGCGGTCGTACAAATCTTGGTGTAACGCAAAAAGTTTGGGAATCTTGGGTAAAACGAGAAGTTACTGAAGCTGAAATGAGGGCTTTGGAGCCGCAGGACGTGGCTCCTTTGTATAAAACTAATTATTGGGATAAGATCAGTGGCGACTCACTTCCTCTTGGCGTTGACTATGCCACTTTTGATATGGCTGTTAATAGTGGGGTAGGCCGTGCGGCGAAAACCCTTCAGCAGGTACTCGGTGTGGGTGCGGACGGACAAATCGGCCAAGCCACAATTAGTGCTTGTGAAGCGGCTAACGCTCGTGAAGTTGCTACGGGAGTCTGTGAAGCAAGACTAGCCTTTTTGCAAAGTTTGCCCACGTATGGTACGTTTGGCAAAGGTTGGTCAAATAGAGTTGCGGCGGTAGAAAAGGCTGCCTTTGACATGGCATCGTAGGATTAAGTTATGGCCTTAACATACTCAAGTTACGTGCAGCAAATTAGCACAATGGCCGTCATTCCGTCCAATGATACCAATTTCACGATCATTTTGCCCCAAATGATCAGCTACGCAGAATTGCGTATGCAGCGTGATTTGGATTTTCTTTCTACTCAAATTAGCACGACAGCTTATTCCTTTACCTCCAATAACAATACGTTAACTTTACCTACGTCGCAGTTTATTGTACCGCAGACGTTTGAAGTAGTTAATTCCGGTGTTTCTTCACCGCTATTGCCAGTTACTAAAGAATTTATACAGAATGTTTACGGATCAGGTTCTACGACAGGCGTACCTCAGTATTTTGCTGTTTATGGGGGCGATACTGCTACTACAGGTAATACTAGCCAATATATGATTGTGGGGCCAACGCCTGACAGTAACTACGGCACTATTATAACTGGCACTGTCCGGTCTGCGCCGCTTTCTGCCACGAATACGACAACTTACATTTCAACGTACCTGCCAGATATGTTTATCATGGCGAGTATGATTTACATCTCCGCATTCCAGCGCAACTTTGGGCGTATTAACGACGACCCACAAATGGCGCAAACCTACGAAAGCCAGTATCAGGCTTTGAAAGCCAGTGCGTTGGTTGAGGAGAATCGCAAAAAATATGAGGCAGCNGCTTGGTCGTCTTANTCACCTGCCCCCGCCGCTTCGCCAACTAGGGGTTAATCATGCCCTTTGGTACGATCAAACTCAAACCCGGCGTTGATACAAACGTCACCCCAACCTTAAATGAGG